CAAGTGTAACTGAGTCTTATGATGATTTTATTAATGAAGCACAGGTATGGGGGCAAAGTAGTCTTTGGAAAGATTTAGATCCCACATTAAATACATCTCTACCTGTTTTAGAGATGAAAGAATTAAAACGTAAACTTTATCGTGCAGTTGCCAATGTTAACATTCTTGAAGGTATTCGCTTTTATGTCTCTTTCGCTTGCTCCTTTGCATTTGGTGAGCTCAAACTCATGGAAGGATCATCCAAAATTATCTCCCTTATTGCTCGTGATGAGAACCAACACCTTGCCATTACGCAGAATATATTAAATAATTGGAGGAAAGGTGATGATAAAGAGATGATAGAAATTGTAAAGGAAGAGGAGGAGTGGACATATCAAATGTTTGACAAGTGTGTGAATGAAGAGAAGAAGTGGGCAGAGTATTTGTTTAAGGATGGTAGTATGATAGGATTGAATGATAAACTTCTTTATCAATATGTTGAGTGGATTGCTAATCGTAGAATTAGATCTATAGGACTTAAACCCCAATATGATGTTCCTGCAAAGAACAATCCATTACCTTGGACAGAGCATTGGATAAGTTCTAAGGGTCTACAGGTAGCACCACAAGAGACAGAAGTTGAGTCATATGTTGTGGGGGGAATCAAACAAGATGTTAAAAAGGACACATTTAGTGGATTTAAATTGTAGTTTGTAGTTAAATAGAGGAAAGAAATGAGACTTGATCCACCTTTCCCTAAGTACCCTGAATACATGAACGGCAGACTTAAAAAAATCGACATGACAGCACGACTTAATCATATTAAGAATGGTCTTGCAAATAAGAGTTGGTATCCTGAATGGGATGCTCGTCAAAGAGGTGCTGCCCAACGCATTCTAAATAATGCATTGGATGTCCTTGACGAGTATGATTATTGAGAATTGGGTGAAGGAGGTTAAAACCAAATCTCCTTATATGAAAAAGATTAAGGTTGATGATTGCATTTGTCATGGTAAATTAGTAGATCATAATAAAGTTAAAGATAGAATTTTATCAGAAATCGAAAAAGATTATTGTACTGAAGTTAGTGGACAGTCAGATCCTCATGCGGTTTGTGATCATGTTTCTAAGTTGGATTGGACTAAGGGTCATGATTTAACTAGACCCTGGGTAAAAATTTTTTTTCCTAATTTTGATATAACAATTAAAAATTATATTAAGGATTTAGGATATGATATCTATGCAATAGATAAAATATGGTATCAACAATATGTAGAAGGAGATACTCATGGATGGCATACTCATGGTAAAACCTATACAGGAGTTTATTATCTAGAATTTCCTGAAAGATCTTCTCGAACAGAACTTTATTCTCCTTTTAATTTTAAAAAACATACTATTGAAGCTAAAGAAGGAGACTTAGTGATATTCCCTAGTCATTGGATTCATCGTGGTCCCTGTAATACATCAAAAAGAAAAACTATTATATCTTTTAATTTTGAAATAGATTTTGGAAATCCGACAATTGAATAAATAATGCATTGAATGCCTTTGATTAGTATGACTATTAAGTATGAGAATCCTTGGAGATATAATAAAAAAGTATTTGAATCAACTGATATAGGAGAATATTATGGGTTTGTGTATCGTATTGTAAATAATACTAACGGAAAACAATATATTGGACGTAAATACTTTTGGCAGTTTAGAACCCCGAAGGGTAAGAAACGCAAAGTAAAATCTGAATCTGATTGGAAAAAGTATTATGGGTCTTGTCCAGAACTTAAAGAAGAAATTGGGGAAGTGGGCAGAGAAAATTTTAGTCGAACTATCTTATCATTACATAATACAAAAGGCAAAACAAACTACGAAGAAACAAGACAACTATTTGTTAACAAAGTCCTTACCGAACAACTTGACGATGGGACACCTGCATACTACAATAGTAACATCCTATCCAGATACTTCCGAAAAGACTATTATGGAATTGAATACAACTGAGGATATCGTTGCATATGTAAGAGAATGGGCGATTGATAAGATAGAAGAATCAGAACTCTGTGGAGATAAGATTGCACTTTATGCAGAGTTTGGAGATTGGATTGATATGGAAGAGGAAGATGATTGTGAAATTATTTCATTAGAACCAGATACTTGACAAGGGTGTTATAATATTATCGGGGCATCGTTGAGGAATCCCACCACCCCCTCTTCGTGTAAGGCCCCAGCAATTATTAAGAAAGAAATGATTATAGTAACAGGCGGTGCAGGATTTATAGGTAGTAACTTTCTTCATTATTTACGTAAGGTAAGTGATGAAGAAGTTGTTGTATTAGATAACCTTACCTATGCTGCTACGGAAGAGTATATTCCATCTGAGCATAAGTTTATTTGGTGTGACATCACTAATGAAGATCATGTAAATTATATTTTTAGTAAGTACAGACCAACAAAAGTATTTCATTTCGCAGCAGAGAGTCATGTAGATAAGTCTATTTCAAATTCCAATCCATTTATTGCTACCAATATAAATGGAACGATAAATCTTCTGAATGCTAGTCTTCAAGTAGAGGTTGAGAAGTTTCATCACATTTCAACGGATGAAGTGTATGGTTCTCTGAACTATGATGACAAAGAACTCTTCAAAGAAACTACTCCATATGATCCTCGCAATCCTTACTCTGCAACCAAAGCAGCAGCAGAACATTTTGTAACTAGTTGGCACAATACTTATGGTCTTCCTTATCTTATCACTAGTTCTTCAAACAATTATGGTCCAGGACAGCATGAAGAGAAGTTAATTCCTAAGGTTGTTACAAATGCACTGAGAGATGAGATAACTTATATGCACGATGGTGGTGAACAAATAAGAGATTGGATACATGTAGATGATCATTGCTCTGCTATATGGACATTAGATCAACAGAAGGTATTAAATGATAAGTTTAATGTTGGTGGTGCATGTGAACTTCAAAATATTGAGGTAACCAGAAAAATTTTAGATATGATGGGCAAACCACATAGTTTGATTGGGGTATCTAATGATAGACCTGGTGTTGATAAGAGATATGGAACTGACTTTTCTAAACTTACAGAGAGAACTGGATGGGTTCCTCAGATACCATTCGATGCGGGTTTAGCAGGGACTGTAAGCTTCTATTTAAATAAATAATGTTAGTGATTAGAGATTTTTAGGATGAATCATCATGATAGTAGTACGATGTAGACAATGTAATAAGGAAATCAGCAGCTTAGAAAATCAAACCAGAAGTTGTGGATGTCCTAATATGATGACTGTTACAGGAGATATTTTAACAGCATCAGACCTATCTAAAACTATTGTAGTAAGCAGAACTCAGGAAGAAGAAAAAGATAAACTTACATCACAAGATTTACAATGGCAGGAACAAAGAAGAAAACGTAAAGTCCGTAAACTTGATTTTGAAATTAGATAAATAAAGTCTCTATACACTGGTAGAATTCTATTCATTTACATGGAAGATAAAATTCAATCAGAACTAAAAGCAGTTCAGAAAAAATTAGAAGACATTGAAAAGAAGCAAGAGATGTTGAATAAGATTCAGCAATTGGATCGTCAGCATCAAAAAATGATGGGGGAACGCCCATCTGGACACGTTCATGAAATGATGTAATAATATATAATTGTAACACTTGACACCATTGTTATAATAAAAGTACAATAGTTTTTAATATGACCGAAGAGAAAATTAAAAGTCTCTGTTATACTAAAGAAGAAGTTGATGCAATGATTGCCGAAGCCGTTGAAGAGGCACGGAGAATCGATGAAGCATCGATGGCAAAGCATAACCGAGAAGCAACTATCATTAGTATGATTCTTGGATTCACTGCACTTGCATTATTTGTTGATGGTCTTCTTAGGATATTAGGAATCATTCCTCCTTTTATGCATCTTGATGTAAACATCATCGAGAGAGTTTCTGATAGAGTTGAGATGGATGTTATGCATAAGATAAGACAAGTACCACTAGAAAGAATATTCAGAAGAGGTTAAAATGATTTTAGAAACATTCCTAATCCTTGCAGCACTACCCTTTGTAGGACTAACAATCTTCTTTGGAACAAAGAATGGTTATTATAATAGTGATGATTATACAGGTGATGGTTGTGCTCACGATGTAAAACGATGAACCCAGTAACCGATATAGTTTTTTCACTCACATGGATACTTCTTTTAGTATGGGCAGTTCGTTCTGTGCTTGCGGGATGGAGATCTAATGCTGTTAAGAATTACAATGCTAATACTTGGAATACTGAGGTAACTAAAAGAGTGCATCCTGAGATGCAGGATGTTGAACCTGGTGAGCAATTATTAGGTGTTACCTTTCAGCAAAAAACTGAATGTGACTTAGAAGAGTATAGAGATCTTCAAAATCGTATTGAAGAATTGAGGCAAGAGTTGGAAGATCCGTGGGAAGATGATGACGATGACGGTGGTGCGGTTGTAAGAAGATGAAAAAGATGCTAAACTTAATGGAGAACTAATTAACTCATGATTTTTCTATCAAAACCATCAGTATATAATCTACCTGGCACATGGGAGAAGCAACCAGATGCTATTATACCTCATCTCAATCTTACTCCTGATCAAGGATTTATTTTATTCTTTGGTTTAGTTGTTGTAGGTTTAGTTGCTTATGGACTTTACCTTACAGTAGGAGCAGGTAAGAAAGAGTTAAGAGATCCTATTGATGAACACGCAAAGATGCATGAACTAGGTATCGCACATGGACATGGTGGTAACAAGGAGGCATATGAGATGTCTGGTAAATTATCTCACAAACACGACGAGGGAGAATGACTCAATTTTTATTGTACATATGTACATTTTTAGATTTCTGGTTTCTTCCCGCAGTAATAGCATTAGGAGTTTCTATTGTTATTGAACAGATTTTTAGAGCACAAAAGAAACCACCAGAGATTTTTAAATCCATGGCTGTAAGAAAGTTTCTGTGGAGACAGAATATAATTCTTAATTTTTCTTGGTTCCTGTGCTATTTTATTCTAATGTTCCTACTGAGAGGACAGCAAACACCTATGCCTGATATGATTTGGCAAGGGTGACTATATACTTTACTTAAATTATCACAATGAAAATTTTTCTTGACACTGCGGAAACAGATGTCGTTCGTAAGCATTATAAGACTGGACTGATTGATGGGTTAACTACTAATCCAACCCTTATTCGTAAGAGTGGTAAATTGCATGAAGATGTTTACCAAGAGTTTAAGGATATTGGTGTTACTGATCTGAGTATGGAAGTGATTGGTAGTAAAGAGAATATGATCTCTGAGGGTAAGAGACTTCATAAGAAGTTTGGTAAGATGGCAACTATTAAAGTTCCATGTACACCCGACGGTTTGATGGCTTGTAAGGATTTAACTGATAATAATATTAGAGTCAATGTAACTCTTATCTTCTCAGCAGCACAAGCAATACTTGCAGCAAGAGCAGGTGCAACATATATCTCACCTTTTGTTGGTAGAGTAGAAGATAACTCTTTTGATGGTGTAGCAGTTGTTAGAGAGATTGCTTCTCTTTATGCTAAACAGAATATTAAAACAGAAGTTCTTGCTGCTTCTTTAAGAGATGTGCATAGTGTTGCTAGATGCTATGAAGATGGTGCAGACATTGTAACGATGCCACCAGCAGTGTTTGAGAAAATGTACAAGCACATTTTGACTGATAAAGGATTAGATCAGTTTGATATTGATTATGCGGAGAGTATCAAAGAATGAAAACTATAACCCTAGAAGAGTATGGTAAAGATGCTGATAATATTCATAAGAGAGTAGAGCAGGGGGAGAAGATCGCTGTTACCGATGGTGAGGTAAGTGTGGTCTTAACTCCTTCTGATGAGTATGTTCGTATGCATACTACGGGAGGAAGTGCAGAGTCTTGACTTTCTCTTCCTCATACCCTATAATCTTAAAGTCAACTAATCAAAGCAATGACGCTTACTTCAAAGTTCAAGAAAGACATAGGCATCCTTCAGGCTGCTGCAAATAGAGAAATATTTTTGGATGTAAAGAATCCAAAACTATACAAGAAAATTTGCCGATACTATCAGAACGAAGTTTATTTAGATGGAGAAGATCCAGAAAGAGATTATAACCTTATAATAGAATGTGTAAGACAAGACCTTGAAGAGGTGGAAGCAAAATGAATATACTACTTGAAAGATTTCCTTATCGTTATGTTGAGAGAGGTGTTTTAGAAAACGGTAAACCTGATTTCCGTATTCAAAAGATGGATAGTTATTCTCCTAGATGGAAGGATATGTATCTATGTGATAATGGTATGCAGTTAACCCAAGCAATGGAGGATTTTGAATATACCAAGTGGCTTGACCCTGCTGGTGTGCCTTGCTACACTAAGGATGAAGCAAGGAGTTACTCATGAGTGATGAACTAGTTCGCATTGCAAATGCACTAGAAAGGATTGCAGACTTCTATGAAAGGGGTCTGCATGTTGATATTGATCATGCACACATTGATGATATAGGTGAGATACATGGTGATGTAGTAACTCATCCTAAACAATTTTAACTATAAATAGCCCCAGAATCATCCCTATTAATCATGGCAAAAGGAACAGCATCAAAGTCTTCCAGTGGAGCATCAATGTCTAAGTATGATGTTGAAGTAGAAGCAAGACTGCAAAAAGTAGAAGGATATATTGAAACATTATCTCAACAGGTAGCAGAATTACAAGAGCATGTTAATGATCATCAAGTTCCTTCTGTCAAGTTAGACAAACTGACCGAAGTATTCAAGAGAGAATGGCCAGGTAAATTTGCTGACGTATAATAAGAGGGAGGTTGACTACAACCTCCTTTTTTTGTATAATACATACTATAACTAACATTTTATTATGAGTGAATATAAAAAGACTGCACTTGTACTGGGTGCAGGTGGTTTTATAGGAAGTCACATGGTCAAAAGACTTCGCTCCGAAGGTTATTGGGTGCGTGGTGTTGACTTAAAGTATCCAGAGTTTACTGATACAGAAGCAAACGAATTTGTACAAGGAGATCTACGTGATCCTCATTTCGTAAAGAGAATATTAGAATATAAAGGAGAGTCAGGTAACTTTTATAATTCAGTTCCTTACAGATACATTGAACCTTTCCATGAGATCTATCAGTTTGCTGCTGATATGGGTGGTGCAGGGTTTGTATTTACTGGTGAGAATGATGCTGAGATCATGCAGAACTCAGTTACTATCAATCTTAACGTCTTAGAACAGCAGAGATTACTTGATGAAACATTTGATGGTAAGCAAGGATGGAGTGAATGTAATAGACCTGTATTAGATTACAGAACTAAGATATTCTATTCTGGATCAGCATGTATGTATCCAGAACATAATCAACTCGACCCTAACGATCCTAATTGCCGTGAAGATTCCGCATACCCAGCTGCACCAGATTCCGAATATGGATGGGAGAAACTTTTTTC